CCGGTGGTGGACCTCCCGGTGGTGGTGGGGGAGCAGGAGGAAGCGGTGCTGCCGCCTCACACGCATCACAGTCAGTAATTTTTCTACTGGGCCAGTAGTCAGGCCAAGAAGTTTCTCTCTCGTCTTCCCATTCTTGAATATCTGGATACCAAACGGTATTGTACTGATATAGACTAAATATAGGACAGTCGGGACACCACTCTTCACAGTTCAGTCCATCAGTGCATCTGGCAGTTTCAACCCATACTTCGCCATAATTCTTAATGTCTCCCCCGTTGTCTCGGAATGCTTGACAACATTCAACTGATGTCATATCGTCACCTAGACATACGTTTGCAATTTCTTCACGGGAATCTGTTGCACCACAACATGTTCCTTTTCTTGCTTCGGCGCAATTAATGTCAGAACAAGAAGCAGAACATCTTGTCGAGAACTGCCCCCATCCTTGTTCTGCTTGTTCTGGTGTCATATGATGTCTTCCGAGAATCTGGCCACGGGGAGATCCCACAGAAGAACCTAGTGAAAAATAACTACCATGCCATCTACCATACTGTTCCTTACACGACCACGGATCGAGTTCTTCGCATGATCCGTTGGGAAGACAACATGCTGCCTTTAGTCCTTCAAGACATGGATTGTTTGCAGGTTCTTCTGTTTTATTGTCCCAGAACACAGGACCATCTGAATCTGATACTTGATAACCGTTTTCCGATAGGTAATCTTGACATAAAAATGCCCAGAAGTCATTATTACATGCATGTAGTTTCAATTGCTCAGGATTCAGTTCGCATTCCACCTCGTCATATAATGGATCTGTTGGATCATTAACATCAATAATGGTGGTAGGACAGGCATCTTCAAAAAGTTCATTGGGAATCTGAGATGCATGACCTAAAACCGTGCTATCGTATATTACCACAACAGAACCTAGTCCGTTTTCTTTTGCAACAACCAAACACCCCTTATCTCCACCGACAAGTGCTTTACCACCCTGCGAACTATTAGGAACGAGAGTCCTTGCATTTATCCATGAGAATGAGAATGGTATATTGTCACCATTTTCGTCCTCTACTGTAAGCGGTGATCTGGTTCGTTGACATCCTATTTGTAATCGAGCAGCAGTAACACCCTGATATGGACCTCCAGTTGTTCCTGAGATAATACTATAATCTGGATCGTTTTTACCAGCAATCTGTCTAAAGCAGGTTTCTGTATATAAGTTCTCGTCTCCTTTGTCGGATTCAAAACAGTCATCTTGACCATAGAAAACGACATGATCATAAGGAGCAGCATCACCGTCAGGTTGTCCGTCTCGGTTCCTGTCTACAAGAGAATACATGTCCCAACTATCAACTACTTTATCTGCTGCGTCAATTCCCGGCTTATAGAATGCTGCTCCTGTTGTGCCAGGTTCCCCAGCACAGAAATGTGCAAATTGTCTTAGAACCGATTCTATTTGATTAGAGTTTTTGAAGTAATCAGATGTGTTGCCTCCTGGCGGGGTACATTCTTCCAGAAGTGCAATACGATCTTCTGTTGTTATATCATCTGATAACCCCCGTGTTCCCATGCCATGGGCGCAACGTGGAACTGAACTAGGTAATCCATAGGTAGGGGATCCATCGATGGATGATGGTGTTCCTGTAGGAATCCCCTCGAACGACGAATCACATCCATGTTCTGAAGATTTATTTCTTGCCGCTCCTTCTGCACCAAACAATTCTGTGAATGGAGTTGGATTCCACCAGTTGTGGTTAGCAAATAATTGATCTCGCTTAGAAGTCCATAGAACGACTAACTTTCCTCCCTCTCTGACCCATTCTCGTATCCATTCCCAATTTTCATAATTTTCTCCGGGTGGAGGGGGAATTGTAATGGGGGAAGTGGATGCCCATCTCCGTCTCCAACCCTTGACAGGTTCTCCTCTAGGTCTATCCGGTTCGGTTTCGTATGGCGTATCAGAAAAGGCAATATTTGCAACTGTCTGAATACCTTGCGTATCTTCATCATAATCAATCAACTGAAGTTCTTCTGCACTAGCAGTAACACCAAGCGATTCAAAATCTCTACCGAAGATATTGTAGCCACTAGAATATTCAGTATTATATGACCACGTGAGGGTCCCTCCGGGTATTCCGTGAACTAAGCCATTTGCAGCGGCAATGTTTGACCTCCACATATCTTCGGAAGAAAGGTATTCTATAGAACCATCTGGTAGATCATTTCCATATCCGCCTGGATAATCTGGTACATCAAAACGATCTCCCGTATCATTAACCCACGACTCAGCAATTTTACCAACAAAAGCCATTTTATGAGAACGGATATTGTCGGGTGTACACTTCATTGTACAATTCCCCTGCGGATATAACGGCCCATTCCAATTTTCTATCCACTCAGACCATACCTGTGGAGACCAAGGTAATATACCAAAGGGAGATAAGAATTGATAATACCAACGTCCACCAAGAACCATTCCACCACTCGTTGACATTAATGGATAATGACTCGCATATCCAAACCTTGCTCCCTCGGTTCTGTAATAATCAAGATCCCCTCCCCGCAACACACCTGTTAGGTCAAGGTAGTCACCTCTTCCTATTCCGTTTCCCGGAGCAATACCCGTGTCGGCGAGTCCCCACCAACCAAGCGTATCTACGATCAAATCATCTGGAACATCACGAAGATCAAATTGAAGGTCATAATTAAAAGTTGGGGGGGAATAAGGATTAACATCACCACCCCATTCAGTGTCCTTAACATCCTGTATACTGGGACGAGGATACCAAGCCATTGTGTTGCAGTAATTCAAACAAGTAGATTCGTATTCTGGTAAAACATCTTGATCTAATTCATTGGGAAACAGATAAAGAGGATGGTTTCCAGCAATAAAATCATCAGTCCATCTTGGATCGTCGAGATCATAGCAACACCTACCGTCATTATGGAACAGACTAAACTGCTCAGGCACACTTCCCGGTGGAGATGCTATATCAGAATAACCAATATTGAGGTTTGATGGATTTAATAAATTTTCATAACATCGACCGGTCGCGTAATCTGATTGAACTACAGGATCACCACATGTAGTCCAGTTTGTTTGATATCCCAGAAACAACTTGTTTGTAGATTTACACGGATGGGCACACCCCCACGGTTTTATTGGTTCCTCATATCCAACCTGATACCAGTAATCATCAGAATCAATTTCATATTGCCATGGTTCGTCCCGACTCGACGACCTACCTACAGAATCAAATAAAGCCAACTGAATCCAAGGAGTGGAATCAAAAGATTTATCAACATACCAACTATCAAACTCTGTATGTTCGTCAGGAGAATTTGGATCTGCTAGGGGAGCAAAATGTGTACTGAGAGATTGTTCGTGAAACCATCTGGTTGATCTAAACCGCTCACCCGTGTCTTGATCAAATTCCCAGAGACCATAATCCGGTCGAGTGCTTGGACGAAGATTGTTTTTATCTGGTCCATAACTTGCTACATCAATAAAAGGATCTCCACCAGAAAAGTGGAGACTACTCGGTAAGGCAGACTGACTGGTATGGTAACCATCTGTCCATGATGTCAATCCAAAAGCACAGACAGGACATCGTATTGATGAAGTGTCTTCATATTGTTCTGTTAGTTTGCAGGGTCTGTTTCCACACCCACAACAACATGTTCGGACTGCTCTCATAATTTAATCCTATCGACAGCCACATAAACCATCATGTGCATTGGGTACATCAAAGAAGTAAAATTCATCAGGTACACTAGTATCTTCATTACCATCTTCATCAAATCGAGGAGTGATTTCCGCTCCTCCACTCAACACCTTTCCAGGCATTCTATACATTTGAACGATATGTCTATGATAGTAAACATCAGCGGGATCTTCTAGGGTGCATGGATCTACATCTACTTTGAAATATCCACCAACTGGCATCATACGATATGATTCTGGGTAGTCGTTGTACTCGTCATCAGCAACATTTATTCCTGGTCCTGCATATATGTTGTTCTCTTCGTCTTCACTGTTGAACAACTCATTAATATTATAAGCAGGACTCGTCCACTCTTCCTGCTCCTCTTCCATTACCTCACCAGAACCGCCACCCTTAACTACAACAATTGCAATAGGCGAATCTTCCTCAGAAAGAACTTCGATTTCGTCATCATCCAGATTCTCTACAAACTTCTTAGGCCATATTTCGACTTCTTTCCAACTGTATTCAAATATTCCTGCTCTGTCATTTTCCTGTACCTGTCTTGCGTTTTCAATGACAGCAAGAAACTGATAAGGAACATTAGTCTTCTTATCACAACACACAGTGTTTCTATAGACATTCCACTTTGTCTTCAAGTTTAGCATCTGTACATACTCTTCGTATGGAGAAAGACCATCACCAATAAGACTATCGACGGCAGTACCTATTGGATTGATTACCGATTCAAGAAGAGATGCACTCTCCGGTGATCGTAGCGGCAGTTTGATTTGTTCTTGAATTTTCTTTAACGTCTCTGCACTCAGGTTGGACTGATCAAACATCGCCTGCCAAACCATGTCGTTTGTCTTTCCATACTTTCCGTTTGTATTTCTAGAACCGAGATAATCGAGAGGTGTTTGCTGCGGGTTATTGTAGAGAGATGAAAAATATCCCCACATACCACTCTCGTCATATTTTCTTACTGCTCTTCTACCCTTACCCTTGTGTAGATTCTCAACATCAATTGATGTGTCGATGTCTTCGGACAACAGTTTAAACTCTGCGACCTTAGGCCATTCAGCAGCATCTCGATGATAATCATAAGTAATAATTTCTCGTTTACCCCAGAACATCTCTTCGTCCTCATCACCGTCTTGATTTAGTTTCGACTTTTGATGTCTACTGACAGAATCCATATATTCAAAGTAAGGATCTTCATAGTTCGGTTTAACCAATTCGTAGTATGATGAATATGCACCTTCTTGCCACATTTGCATGTGGTTATATTCATTCGTCACTATCATTTTCTGTATAATTCGGTCATTAGTATCCTGTGCTGTTGGATCATCAACATCACTAATTGTATATTGTCGTTTGTTATCTGTTTCGATCAATCCAAAAAGCCAGTCTGTTGTACTTTCGTCTATCAACTTATAGATTGACTTGAAGTGCCATCCGTCAAAGTCCTGATAGAATAGGTAATTCATTCCGATGAGATCTTCGCTGACAGCATTTTCTGCCATATTACTCATTAGGTTCATAAGGTTTGGTGGGTTTATGTCTTTACCCCACGGATACATGTTCTGATTTGACTTTAACCATATCGAATTATGTGTGGGTTCAATGTCCATTTCATTTTGTGCATGACTAAAGGGAGTTACTCCGGGATTGAAATATTTTTCTGCTAGAGTATCAACCATTCCGGGACTGGAACCTATACCGACAAACCCACCATCACTACCTGCAATTTTTCCGATAAAGTCCTCATTCATGTAATCCAACTCTGACCAGTTTAGAAAATAGTTTTCACATGTAACAAAGTCAATAGACCACACAGAACCTACTCTTTGTGCAGGCCCTTTGAGTTCATCAATAGTATCGTCGCCCAGATAATGTAGATCATACACACAGAAGGTCAATGAGTGAGTGGAGTTCTCTATCTCGGGCGTTTTCATATCAATTATAATTTTTTCGTTACCTACTAGGTTAAAGTCTCTACCCAATAGAGCAGGATCTATCAGTTTGAGAGTTCCTCTCATACCACTAGCAAAAATACCTTCGGTAATTGTAAGAGAACCGAATAATCTTTCGACTCCCTCCTCATCATTTCCTTCATCACCGGGTGCAGGAAGAACCTTCAACATAGTTCCGTCAGGTTTTTCTAGTATCAGTGATGAGATTTCAATATCAAGTGGTGTTGATCTTGCCATTATGCAAATCCTATTTTACTAATCGAGTAGTTCCTCGCGGAATATCATTTCCTTGTAGTAGAACTGCAATTTGTCCTACTACTTGTTGTACTATAGTTGGGTGTAATACCTTTATGCTTCTATTATCTATATCTTTTCTATAAATCTCATCAACCGTAGTTACTTTGGTAATATTTGAATTTATGTTTCCATCTGTGATGTAGTTGTAGAGAACAGTGGAAGTAAGTCCGCATATATTATCAAAAGAAAACATATCATTTGTTATTCCCTGAAATTTACCACCACTGTCGTATAACTCAACACCGTATGGACTTATTGTCAATTCGTCTAGTTCAAACTTTTCAACGGCATCTTTTATGTCTGTAACTTTTCTTATGGTGCTAAATGTAATACCTCCTGTGTCACACAGGGGTGCATGTAAAAATCCATTACCAGCATGTCCCGACGTAGGTCCAATCACATCTACACATGATGTTGCACCAACACTTTGCTGAACACATGCGGTATTACCAAATCCACTAATGGGATCATACGTATCTGTTACATTATTACGTCGAAATATATAAAATTCGTCTCCAGTAGCAAATTTACCTTTGCTTCTTTTTACGTCTATTCGTTTTAGTAACTGGTGGTACTTATCGACTATACCAAATGTGTCTAATGATATGGATGCATCTGAATCTAAATCTCTCTTGACAATCACATCACCACTTTGTGTATCCAGTCCCTGTAGAACAAAAACACTATTACCCTTCAGGAATGTATTAAATAACGTATCTAATTCTTTCGTAGATTTTGGCCATTCATTCTGTACGTCGATTATGTTATTTGCAAACAATATAATCCACCACAACTTTGGATCACCGTAAAACTTTGTAGCAACATCTTCTGGTCTCTCTCCGTCTTGTATAAGATATTCCTCAAAGTTTCTAGCATCATCAAAACACTTCTCGGTAAAGGTGAATCTACGAAAAATATCCTGAACTTCAACCTCAAGATTTGAAGGGAAGTCATAATCTATTTTTGACATGTATTTAAAATAATCAGACATTTTAGTTCTTCTCCACTACGATCATAGATCGTTGTCTCTCCCACCAAAGTTTCTTGCTTGTGATCTACTAACCAACTTTGTCATGGTCTCACCGGGACTTTCGACTCGTACCGCCGGTTCTAGTTCTTGGAAAGATAATGATATTGTAGTTGCCGCAGGATAATTGTCCTTGGTTGAATAGACTCCATTGTTAGCAGTTTTTACTGATGCCTTAGTCAATACACAAATATTCGGACCCATGTCCCATTTGTATATTCCCGACTTACCAGCAGCAGTATCCAATATTTGAATATTCCATATTGGTGGGTGAACTATTTTTGCTCCACCCGAAAATGACGAAAGTGACGGATATGCAAAAACCTGAAACGCTTGTGCTATTTTGTTTACCTGATCCGCGTCTTCTTTGTTTTTAGGAACCAACGTCCAACCATAATCAAATTTCCTAAATCCAGCATCCTTGAATGTTGTATCTCGTTCGTCCATGTCCCGTCTACCAAGCAAGACATCAAAAGGCGCACGAATTTTATCAATAATAAATCCACCACCAAATAACCACCCGAGTCCGGACACACTCGGATCAATCATACCACCCTGACGTTCTTCTTCTGTGTAGTTTATATCTGCTTGTGCATTCAGATCATTCGGTGCTGGTAGCCTAATATTAGCGATAGATCCGGTGAATTCACCGGCACGCAGCATCTGCTTGCTCTCGTAGTTATCACATTTCAAGTTCATCCAATATCTAATATCCCTCTGAGAATCATAGGAACCTGATGATGGAAATGTATACGTTGACAATTTGCTTCTCCAAGAATTAGTGATTGAAATATATATTTCAGAAGGACTGTAATGTGGCATATAAAACAAGATACACAATTAAAAACCCTACAAAGTATATAGGTGATCCAACAAACATTATATGTCGTTCTTTGTGGGAAAGACGAGTGTGTAAATATTTGGATGAAAATAAAAGTGTTAGTAGGTGGGGGAGCGAAGAACTAGCAATACCATACTACTCGCCTGTGGACAGAAAAATGCATCGATATTTTCCTGATTTCATTGCAGAAATCATGAACAAAAACGGATCAGTAAAGACTTATATTGTAGAAGTAAAACCAAAGAAACAGACAGAGCCTCCCAAGAAACCAAAAAGAAAAAGAAAATCATACATTCAGGAATCCTTGACATACATCGTTAATACCGAAAAATGGAAGGCAGCAGAAGAATATTGTAAAAAGAACGGATGGGAATTTATTATTTTAACGGAAGATGATATTCTTCCCTAAATAAATATAGAGGAAACCTATGCCAAATAAATCAATAGAAGAATTCAGAAAAGATGTATTGGGAAGATTGGGACTTTCAAGACCAACCAGATATGTGGTTGAAATAAGTCCACCCAATGCATCATCAATTACAATCCATCAACCCGAGACGGTAACACTACCATCTCGTCAGTTCGATACTGTTGAGGATAACATATACGGCCCTATCAGATCCGTGCCTGTAAGAAATAAGTACGACAGTGCTGTAGTCATGACATTTCCCGTCTCGAAGGACTGGAGTGAGCGTGCAATTCTAGAAGAATGGATGGACGCAATAGTAGATCCTTCAGACAACACTTCAACCTACGAAAAAGTTGGCGATGGTGTTCTTAAAATTTCCTGTGAGGATTCTATGGGAACACCTACCGCAATATTCACATTCGACGAAGTATATCCATCGATGATTATGCCTGTCGAACTTGGATATTCAATGGTAAACGACTATACTAAACTTCAAGTTTCTTTCCAGTACAGATCATATAATGTTGAACTACCTGTATCTGGATACAAGACTCCAATATAAACAATAAGGAATAAATTATGAGTTCATTATCATCTCTGTTAAAAAGTAGTGTCCCTCGTTACACCCTAAAACAACCTTCTACCAAGAAGAATATCGAATTTAGACCATTTCTTGTAAAAGAAGAAAAGGTATTATTACAAGCACAAGAAACCGGCGGCGGAGAAACTTCCATGCTGGTTGCGATTAAAGGTGTGATCGAGTCTTGTTTTGACAGCATATCAAACGCAGGACACCTTCCAATTTTTGACATCGAATACATGTTTATCAATTTGCGTGCTAAGTCTGTGGGTGAAGTGGTAAACCCAACCATAGTGTGCCCATATACAGGCGAAGAAGTCACGTTGGTTATAAATCTAAACGATATAAAGGTAAACACGCACAAAAAACATACGAATAAAATAGAACTAAAAGATAATGTCATGGTAACGATGTCGTATCCATCAATAAACATCCTTGCCGACAGAAAAATTGACTATGATGATCCTCTTAGTTTCTATGATCTGATAGTTGATTGTATCACAACGATAGAAACAGATGAAGAAACTATAAAAACAAGCGAATTATCAACAGACGATGTACAGCAATTTGTCGATAATATGACAAAGGATCAATTCGATAAGATTCTAGATTTCTTTCTGACCGCACCTAAACTAGAACACCGGACAGAATATAAAACATCAGACGGAGAAGCGAGAGAGGTGGTGTTGAGCGGTCTCTCGGATTTTTTCGCATAGGACTCTGCCACGTTGGTTTGGTAGAGTATTATAGATTAAATTTCCAACTGATGCAACACCACAAGTATTCCTTGTCTGATCTTGAGTCTATGATTCCGTGGGAAAGAGATATCTACTTGGCACTATTGATAGAATACATAGAAGTAGAGAACGAAAAGATACAGTTGGCAGAGATAGAAAGACAAAGAAGTTCTAAAGGTACACCATTCGGTTAAGTAAGGATCCCATGAAAGATAAAGATAAAAAACTTGATTCAATAAAAAAGAATACACCCAAGTTGAATTATTTTTTAAAGAATGTACAGGTGTCTCCTAACAAAGCAAAAACACAAATTCCCGATGTTATAAAGCCTAAGAATTCCTCATCTGTAGAACCACCCACAGCATCTATTCCTGAGGCAACTATAACAAATAAAGCAGAATATCACCATCCCTCATTCAAGAAGGCATTAGACGATATTAGTCATAAGGTAAACTCACTCTTACTGAGACGAGACGTTTCTCATAAAAACACACAGTTTACAATGATTCCGTCTTCAAGTAAAACTGGAATCGTTGAGAGATTTTTACCTGTCAAGGATAAGTTGAGAACGATAGCAAACAACACCAAAAAGACTATAATAAAATCTACAGAGAAAACAGTACCGGAGACGAAAGTGGTGAATAATGACAACACCACGAACATAATGTCTCAAAACCCAGACGCACAACCCACAAAACACGAAACTTTCATTGTTGACAACAAGAGTGCTAAGGTAGTACCTGAAAAGACTGTAGTTAACAACAAGAGTGCTATAGTTCCCGAAAAGACGGTAGTTAACAACAACAACACTAAGGTAGTGCCTGAAAAGACGGTAATCAACAAGAACAACACTAAGGTAGTGCCTGAAAAGACTGTAGTTAACAACAACAACACTAAGGTAGTGCCTGAAAAGACGGTAGTTAACAATAAAAACGAAAATGTGGTAGTTCGAGACGCAAAAACTCGGATTATACCCGAAAAATCAGAGAATAATCACTCATCAGTCAATAAAATAGAAAACTCTATTAGCAACACACTAAATAGAATCGGAAAAATCAACAAAACTACAAATTCAAACATGAAATTGCACGGAATTGTCGATAATTCGAGTGATAGCATTAAAAATGTGCTTAAAAAGAGTATGTTGATGCATAATCGGGTAAATAAAAACTCTATTAGCAACACAAACTATGAAAATGTGTCTAAAGTCATAAACTCAAAAACTACTAAGTCTATTATTCCAAATATTTCAACCGTATTCAGTAAACAAACTGAAATACCATCACTAGCGTTGGGTGGATTCGTTGAAAAACCAACTGTTGCTCAGATCGGTGACGCAAAATTACCAAGTGGTAAGAGTGAAGGTGAAATGGTAATATCTCCTTCTAAATTACCAGACATTCTTGCTAAAACTAATGTCATAGAAAAGACACAGAAGCAAATACAGAAGGTAGACGAAATAAAAGAAAGTCCAACAAAGGGACTATCCGAGATGGCAAATGAAAGATTGATGATAAATGCCGATAGAAAGACAACTCAGCAAGCAAACACATCCGCACCGCAGGATGCACCCAGTACTGGACCTATAGTGATCAACCAAGCAGGACAGCAAACTTCGTCAGCACCACCCACATCATCACAGGGCGGACAAAAACTTCGGTTCAACGACACTATGAATGTTTCACTTCCTCGTTGGCGATCACAAATGGGGTAAAAGAAAAGGGGAGAGACTTACGCCTCTCCCCCTCTCCTCCAAGAAGTATTACTTATCACTCACTCGCAAGTTTTTCAAAATAACTAAGTGCATCAGTCTCTTCATGGCCATCCGTAGAAACTTCAGGCGTTGATGTAGAGGTGTCTCCATTATCAAAACTAGTAGTTTCTGCGGTAGGTGTATCGGTTGGTGATTCTGCACGAATGTCCCCACCGATTACCTCATTGAGTCGCTTCTTCAGTTCATCATATGACTTGAAGTTGGAAGGATCAGTAAACTCACTTAGAGGATACTCCTTCTTCCAGAGATCTTCAAGTGCAGAATCATCTCCGCCGAGAACGGTAGAAGATCCTTCAAACTCAGACTTATCATAGTTGATAAATCCAGCAACCTTGCGTACTTTCAACTTGAAGTTTGCACCTTTCCAGAAATCAAAGGGATTGATTGCTTCTTCGTCAGCAAACTCAGGTTGCATTGCTTCCTGAATCTTGTCGAAGATCTTCTTTCCGTACTTGTAGAGGAAGACCTTACCTTCGTTCTGTGGGTTAGCAGGATCACTAACAACAAGGATGTTTGAAACATAATGAAGACGACGCTTTCGCTGGCGTGCAATGTCCTTATCTGCTTCGTTTCCACTGTTCCAGAGTTCCGAGTTCATTTCTGAAACTGGATCCTTCTGTCCGAGGGTAGTACGACTATTTTCGATGAACCATCCACCCTTACCCTTGAATCCGTGGGAGTAGTACTTCGACCATGGAAGGTCTTCTCCATCGGTTGCGGGAAGGAACCTAATTACAGCGAATCCATTGCTGGACTTGTCCAATTCAGGACGCCAGAATCGATCATCCTTATAGGAATCCTTGGTGTTCATCTCTTCCATTTTTTTGGTTAGGTCGTTGATGTTGTTCTGCGACCGCTTCTTAAAATCAGCAAATGACATATGTGTCTCCTTTATTGCTTACACGGAACTCCCGTGTTCTATACTATGGTAGGAACTCCCTACCTCTCTCTTTATTTATATGTTATTATACAACACCATACATGAATGTCAAGATCAAACAGGTAATTTTGTGGTGTTATTTCGTGGAAGGATGTTGATGTCAATTCCTTCTTCTTTGATCTTCTCTATGATAGGCTTCGTGAGATACTTGGCACCGATTGCAGGTTCAATACCATAAGTATCACACAACGATAGAGTGGCGTCGATGAATGTTCCACCTTTATTTTCGACATATTTTTCTATTTCTCTAATAAATACATTCTGAGTCTCTTTGTCAAACAGCATAAATTCTCCTTTTGTGAAAATGTGTTTATCAAATTATACAACACTCAGATCGCCATGTCAAGTGGTTCTTATATATAGAGTAACAGTTAAAAAAATCTTATCTCTAGGGGATGATTAATGGCAGATACCGACAATAATATCAATATCGACATCAGTGGAAACACAGCGTCAATGGCAACCGATTATGGACACGGCGGACCTGGTGGGTTCACTGCGTCACATGTACCTATTTCAAAACTAGTATGGGGTGATAAAGATGGAAGTAAGAGAGTAACTCTCACTGACCCCTTCCCCGTTCAGATGGCAGGACAAACTGGACCCCTTGAATTTACTGGTAAGATCTCAGGACAAACTAACGCAAACATCGCAATCACAAACTTCATAGGAAAGGTTCCAGGCGGAACCACCTATGGACAAACACACTTCATCGCTGTTGCCGGATCTACCAACGGACTTTCTCCTGTAGGTATTTCTGGGGGTGTTGAGGGTGTTTATGGTGGTGTTCCTGTAACCATAACAGGTGATGTTCGAGTTGCTTTCTCAACCGGACAGGATGCAATCGATCAATTCGAGGCAGACGGCACCGATACCTATACGAATGGTGCATCAGGCGGAATCATGATACAAGGAAAGGGACTTGGGTTTACTGCTTCCGTGGCAGGAGAACAGTTCCCCGGATACGGGTTTGGTATTCCCGTTGCAGTAACTGCTGGACGAAGACTTAGTTCTGGTACAGATAGTGTTACTGTTGTAGGTACGATCAACTCTACTGGTGGTCGTCAACTAACACCATTAACGGACAGTGTTGGTGTTTATGGGTATGATGGACAAAAATCTGTTCATACTATTCTACGTGCAAGTAACGATGGAGTCACCGCAGGTTTCTCTGGTGATGCACTCAAGGTTGCAATCGTAAACGCTGCTGAAGGAATTACCTTCAGTATTGCAGTCAGCACTGTAACAGGAGTTACCAACGCAAGTGAACCCCCACTCAGAGTACAGGGATATGAAAGTGGTGGAGATCCCCTTGTCGTTAAGGGACAGAACGACGGCGCACTAGAGATCGTATCTACTTCTGGATTGAACACTACAGTAACTAATACTGTTGCAATTACTGACACGAACATCGTAAACTCTCTAGAGAGTGCGTCTAAACCTCTCGTCAGCAATCTAGCATCAGTGAAAGCAAACACCAGTCCGATCTCTGCAATTAAGACTGCAATCGAGGGTGGTAAACTTCGTGCCCAAATCACCGGGATTACTAGACCTACGGATCTTCGATCTGGCAGTAAGACTGTAACCTCAAATGCACAACCACTAAACAACAACCTCGAACTTCGAGTTGGTGTTACGGTGAAAGCAGCACCCACAAACACCAATAATGTTCTTGTGGGGAACAGAGGACTGGCGAGCAACACCGATACTGGGTATATACTAGAACCCGGAGAGTCTATATTCCTAGAAATCAACAATGTAAATAAAATCTATGTAAGGACATCATCTACTGATCGTTCAGGGGAAACCCACACCATCAATTACATTGGAAGTTAAAGGTAATAATTCATGTCAGTGAGTCGCCGTAATACAAGACGAGGTCGCAATAAACCTCAAGAAGAAACGTCTTATTCTATAGTAGCATCTATAAAGATGTTAGGTATTTCCTTTGCAAACGACATCTCTGATGTTGTTGATAAAACAGAGGCACTTACACAAAATCCTACGGTAACTTTAAAAGGTACAAAGGCGATATTCGACTATGGTCATATTACCAATCAGGATGATATCGACGCAATAAACTTTTTGTTTCAGAACGTATTGTCTGTCGATGACACTATAACCGTTTCTGATGCTACTCATGTTAATCCGTTGGTAGGAGACACAAAAGAATATGACATTGCAGGAACGTATACGTTCTCTAAGTATGATCCTACCAATAAAATTGCTATACTCAACCAAGTTTCTATAAACAATAAAAGTTCAACGTATGACAAATACGATTATAGATATTTTACAAATTCAGAAACCCTAAAGTTCACAACCGAATCTACGCAAACTACAACAGAAGAGCGAAGAATTATTCTGAACTTACTAGGTGCAGAATCTGAAAACTCATTCTTGCTTGGATTCCGAGAATTGCACATTGGTGACATACTCAGCATTCAGGGTGTAAAAGGCGACTTTACTGTTACTGGATATAGAATCAATAACAAAAACGAAGAAGAGATCGAGGTACAGGAGACTGTCCCAGACACAGATCTTTTCGGTGAATCGACACTGGTGACTCTAAAGAGAAGAGTATCCGAAGATGATAGTTCTATAAAATTATTCTACCCACCAGAAGTTACCGAAGATGAGACACCAGACGAAGAGGAAGTCAGAGAAGTCCCTACTCCTTCCCAACAAACAAGACCATCAAATGAAATAAACACAGAGACAAGACGACCAGTAGAACCAATTTCTGGTTTACCTGTACCCACATCACCTACTTTTAGAAATACTCGTCGGGATGCTGAAGTTTCTAATATGGAAGCAGCCAAAGAAACGTGGTTAAATGGATCAAGAGAAACCATTTATGTTAAGGTAGGAAAACATCCAGATTATCCTAGTAAAAATGTATTTTACATAAAAGGAAAAGTCACTGATCATAAATGGGTGTATCGTATGCCTGTTAAAACAGAAACATATTTTATTCCGGGTGAGACATATAGATTTATCCAAACAGATCGTACCAATAAAGGACATCCGATCCGATTTTCTTTCACAGATGACGGAACACATAATAATGGAAGAGCCTTATCGTCCACCTCTACAAATAAAACACCCGGAAGTTCAAGTTCGTATGTGTATTTCACTGTACCTGAATTAAGAGACGGATATTCTTGGCATATTTACTGCAAAAACCATTCGGGAATGGGGTTCCGCATGGTGAAACAGGATGGTTATCAAAATAGATCCGGTGAAAATAACAACCCAGAAATCACAAACTACGACCTTGGCCTCATGTCGGCCGGCGACAGGGAAACATATCTTCGGTCTCTTGCAGATCCGGGCGATGGACTCGGTAATCAAGACGCACCTGACCGGGAAGTAGTGGAACCTCCAGGCGGCGGTGTCATTGAAGCGTGTGTACTTGATCAAAAGAAAAAGCACGACCGCGATGATCGGCCCGCAGGCTTCGGTGACGACTTCAAAGCCTGGTCAGCACAACAAATGAAATGTTGTAAATGTCTTCTGTTTGCTGAAGCGGGTGGTGAAGCGTACAATTGTAGGCAATGTGCTTTATGGGTAATGTATAACAGACAAAAAGATGACATACCCGGAGGCCCTAGAGCAATACCTGGCAAACGTGAAGCAGATTACTGCAAACAAGCAAGTATGCCGGGTACATGGGAAGGCGGATGTGGGACGAAAAATGGAGAATGGCAATGCAACCCCAGTTACAGAAAATGTTGGTGCGATCAAACCCAAGGTGAAATTAATGACAATAGAATAAAAGAACTAGAGAATGAATGTAAGAAATTAGGAATCGATAACTATAAAAAATTAAAAGACCCAACAGGTGGTGCGAATTACTTATTCAATTGTGACTATTTGGCCAGCAAACCGGATCATTACATGCATTGTAACATCAAGCACGGGCGTTGTAAGAAGGTTCAGGGTGCTTGTGCTGGATGTAAAAACTGCTTCTTTGTGTGTTCGGGAGTGCCTCAAAAATGCGATTACTTTAATAACAAGACAGCACTTATTACAGATCCAACAGATCCATATCTAGAAGACATTCCGAGTATACAAAGTGATCCCGGACCTGCTGGTGGCGGAGCCTACGGTTAACCCGTCCAATTTTCTAATAGAATTCCTAAATCAATACCATCAGTGATTCCATCATCATTGATATCTGTCACACCAACCATTCCCCAGTTGGCAAATATCATTCCTAAATCACTACCATCGATG